AGAGGGGACTTTAGTGTGTCCTGGGGGCACTCCGTTCTCTCCCGTCCAACCATCTCCCGAGTTAATCACAGGTATAACTGTAACACCAGGCAGTATTCCTAATAGACAGGGTGCTGGTGTGACGGTATTATCGGGAGGTGCTGGGAATATACCAGAGATGGTAATGCCGATCTATAGTGAACCGTATATAGTATATGGAACTATCGGACCTGTCCCAGGCAGCCCTACTCTGGTATTACCCGTATCATTGATGGGATACGTAACGGAGAAGTATTTTCATGATGGGGAAGCAGGGTTTTCAGAATTATATGTGGGAGACACAACTCCGAACACCCGAGATAATGTAAGAGGTGGTGCAAGGATGGGTGGAGTAAGAACTGTAAAGACTCCAGCGTTTAAGAGAGATAAGAAGATCACGGTAAAACAATTGCCGGGGAGCGGAACTCTGCCCATCAGTAGTTCGCAGGTAACGCCAGAGACTGCTATAAACATAGGATCACCCACTACACAACAGGCAGCTGCGAATAGTAGTTATGTGTGGTCTATGAAACCATCTATGATACGTACAGAACGTTTATTCTTTACGATCACAGTAACATCAACATGCCCTCCATACATATGGTATTTCCCTGCATATATGGATGTAGATAACAATTGGAATCCACATCAGAGACGTATTGAGTATAGAATAAATAGACAGAAGAGAGCTCTACCAGGCGAGGAGACAAACTTCAGATGACTTTAGTTGGTGGTATTTCAAGAAACCAAGATTTAGAGAGTGGTCATGAGTGCTGGTTTCCAGTACCTGTGACTGCGATTCCTTATGGTAAACCAGTATTAGTAAATAAGATTAACGTTGCTTTAGTAGGTAACGTTACAGCAATACATGTATGTGGTGATAAACCACCTCATATCGATAAAATTATTACTGGTTCTAAAAAAGTTTGGGTTAATAAGAAGATGGTTGCAAGAATTGGTGATAAGTTACAAAGTTTAGGTGCTGGTGGCACAGCACTCATGGCAATGGGATCTCACTCTGTCATTGCAGGTGGATGAGATCTGTGGTATAATACAAGAAGTTCACTAAAAAACTAATGGCATCTCGACCATCTCTGACCAGCAAAATCACGATCGATCCACACCCCAAGCGTACACGTCAGGGTATGGGAAAGAACACCAAGTACGCTGCGACTTCACGTAACAAAGCAAGGAAGAGGTATCGCGGTCAAGGTAGAGGATAATCATGGGGGCATACGCCCCTTTTTTAATTAATCACAACGTAACGTATAGGAGAGCACAATGGGCAATTCACCAACAGATAAAAGCAGAGATTTTATCAAAAGCGGTATGACACTAATCACTCAAGTCGATTCTGATAAAATTTTAAGGAAGGTAAAGGAAGAGAAGGAAGAAAAGCCTACTAAATAAAAATAAAATTGCGTTGTTGTGCCCGAGTTCGCTCCTTTCAAGGATTTAAAGGTAAATTTCAAACCTCACCCGATTACTGGCGATTTGCAAGTATCGAAAGAGGATGCTGCGATTAAGCAGTCTATTGTCAATTTATTAATGACTGTTCCTGGGGAGCGACCCTTTCAACCGTCATTGGGATCACAGTTGTCAAGACTTTTATTTGAACCACTTGACTTCGGTGTTGCAGCACTTATTAAAAATGAAATTAATGATGTAATTCGTAGGTTTGAACCAAGAGTCAACGTAGTTGAACTCACCGTAGAACCTAATTATGATGAAAACGCCTTTGACGTTAATTTTGAATTTGAGATTCGTGGTCGTGAAGATGTAGCACCACTAGAAATTAACTTCCTTCTGCAGAGAACTCAATAATGAATTACGTTCAGGTTAGTAATTTAGATTTTAATGATATCAAGACTGCCCTCAAGGATTATTTGAGAGCGCAGACTGATTTTACTGACTTTGATTTTGAAGGTTCTGCGTGGGCGAATCTTCTTGACGTATTAGCATATAATACGTACTACACGGCGTTTAACACCAATATGGTGGTGAATGAACTGTTCCTCGATTCAGCGACATTGAGGGACAATGTAATCACGTTAGCGAAGCAATTAGGGTACAAACCCAAGTCGGTTGTTGCACCAGAGGCAGTATTAGACTTCAAGGTAAGTTTTTCTGGTAATGCACCATCTAATATTATTTTAAGGAAAGGAACTGGATTCGTAACTACATTTGACGATAAGTTATACAGATTTGTTGCGATTGATGATATCAAGGTACCTGTTACTAATAGAGAAGCATTCTTTAATAATGTCTCTTTGTTTGAGGGAACATTAATTACTAACAAGTTTGTTGTTAGTAAAACAAATTCTACTCAAAAGTTTTTACTGTCGAATGCAAATGCAGACACCAGTACTATTAGAGTAAAAATATTTAATTCTCCAACATCGGATGCATTTGTATATTATAATCAGATTGATACAATCATTGACATTAGATCTGAAGATAATATTTTCTATGTTCAGGAAACATTAGACGAACAATATGAATTGTTCTTTGGTGACGATGTAATTGGAAGAGCTCTTGATGATCAAGAAGTTATTGAAGTCTCTTATCTAACGACTAATGGAACATCGACCAATGGAGCGTCCCAGTTCACGTTTGCTGGCACTCTGGTGGATGAAAACGATCAAGTGTACCCAGTTAGTATCTCCGACGTTATAACCGTTTCTAACGCCTCTGGGGGTGCTGCTATCGAGAGTATTGATAAGATTAGATTCAATGCTCCAAAACAATATGCTACACAAAATAGAGCGGTGACTGCTGCTGACTATGCATCTATTGTTAGAAAAGTATATCCTGCTATTTCTGATATCATTGTATATGGTGGAGAAGAGGAAAGATACCCAGAATATGGTAAAGTAAAGATCATTATCAAACCAAACAGTGGATCTGTTCTTTCTACATTTACAAAACAACAAATTATTAATAATCTACAAGATTACTCTGTAGCCTCGGTAACTCCAGAGATTGTTGATGCTTCTGTTGTTTATATCGAACTTGATAGTAAAATTTATTACAATACAAGAAGAACTACCCAGTTCCCACCAGAAATTCGTTCCAAAGTGATTAGTGCAGTTGATGAGTATACTGTGCTTTCAGGGACAGAAAAATTTAACGGTAAGTTTAGATATAGTAAGTATGTTGGCGTTATCGATGAATCTGATGCATCAATTAATTCAAATACAACTACACTTACGTTAAGAAAAGATTTCTATCCTGCAATTAACTCCACATTCTTTTATGAGTTGTGTTTCCAGAATGAATTTGCTGATTCTTGTGATGGACCTGTTGTGCAGAGTACGGGATTCAAAGTAACGGAATATCCTAATTACACTGTGTACTTTGAGGACAGGGGTGGAAAAATTGTCCTATATAGACTGGACCCTGCTACTGGGGAAAAGATTGTCGTGAAAGATGATCTCGGAACAGTTGATTATGTAGAGGGTGAAATCAAACTGTATGATGTAACTATCATTTCTGGTAGTTTCTTTGATAATCGTATTCAGGTTAGAGTACAACCTGCGAAAAATGATATTAATGCAGAAAGAAGTCTATATTTAGATGTAGACATCACTAACAGTAAGTTCACGGTATATCCAGAGTAATTAGATGAATACACAGATTTCTTCGCTAATCGAAGATCAACTGCCAGGTTTTATCGTAGCTCAATACGAGAACTTTCAGAAGGTTCTTGAGAATTACTACGAGCATTTAGAGTCTCCTGGCAATCCTCTGGATATTATTACTAATTTAACTACACATCATGATATTGACAACTATGAGAAGAACCTCCTCCAAGAGAGGACGGTGTTGTCATCCTACCTGAATTCCACTGCTACGACTATCATTGTAGAGGATGCATCTTCTTTCCCGGAAAGAAATGGATACATCAAAATTAATGACGAGATCTGTTTCTATAAAGAAAGAACGCAGACAGAATTTTTAGAAGTATCGAGAGGAGTTAGCGGAACTACTGAATTAGGAGATTTATATTCTTCATCTAAATTTGTCAACACAGAATCTGATACACACTCCTCTGGTGTATTTGTTGACAACTTAAGTAATTTATTTTTGTATGGTATTGTAAAATCTTTTGAAAAGCAATATTTAGAATCTTTCCCACAGGATTATTTAAAAGAGCAGGTAGATAAAAGAACTCTGATTAAAAATATCAGTAATTTCTACAAAGTAAAGGGAACTGATAAATCTATTAGATTTATTTTCAATACTATTATATCAAAGAGTAATGAAGATGTACCTACAACATACAATCCAAAAGATCAAACATTAAAAGTTTCTACTTCTGATTGGGATTCTACATACGTTGTTCAGGCACAAATTTTATCAGGCGACCCTCGTTGGTTGATCGGTGAAACTATTGCACAGGTATCTGACAACAATTCTAAAGTAGACTATTCTTCTGCAGTTGTTGAGAATCTATATTCTGTTGATTCTGATGATGGTGATGTTTTATACAATTTAGTAATCAATCCACAATCTCTTAATTCCGACTTTATTGTTCCACAAAAAACAGTTCTTAAGAAAAATATTCCCCCATCACTTACTACTGGAGATACAATTACAGTAGATTCTACATTTGGATGGAAATCATCCTCTGGTGTACTTGTAATTAACGGGGAAGTTATTTCATATGAAGAAAAGAGCTTAAGACAGTTTATCATCAAAAAGCGTGGTACAATTACCAGAACTCATAGTGCAGGTGATATTGTAACCAGTTATTCTACTGTGAAGTCAGTTACACCTAATGGAATTGTTTCTCTATTAGTATATGGTATTTTAAATAAACTCGATATTATCTCTTCAAATCCATATGCAAGTATTGGAGATAGAATTGAAGTATCAAGACCTGGATTTGAAACTGCTGATCCTATTCTATATGATACCTTTGCAAGAAATTATCGTTGGAAAGTAAATGTTAATAGTTCTTCTCCTTCAGTACCATTAAACCCTCCTGTAGGTCTTTCTTTACAGAAGGTATTATCTGATGTTGGAGCAGTTTATCAAGATGATGATTTCTACTACTTTGCAACTTCTTCATATCCATCTACTCAAATCTTAACATCTAACATCAATCAAGATCTTGATGATCCACAGTTACTTAAGATTGTTCCTAAATCAACAGCAACCACTTCAGAAATTTATAAAACGCCAAGAAGAGACATTGGTATTTTTGTTGATGGATCTGTTGCATTTGGTTTCAAAGATGAAAACTTAATTCAATATGGTCCTGTCACAAGAATTGAAATTACTAAAAAAGGATCTGGATATCAAAATCCACCATTTATTTTATTAAACGGACAAAGTGGGAAAGCTAGATCTATTTTGTCCGGAGATACTGTTTCCGAGATTGTTTCGACTTCTCAAGACAATTATATCACACCTCCTACAGTAGAAGTTGTAAGCGGAAGAAATGCTGTTTTAGATGCTGTTGTTACATCTGGAGAAATTAGCAGCATCAAGATTGTAAATCCTGGGGAATATTATTCATCATCTCCATCCATTATTGTTAGTGATCTGGCTGGAAGAGGCAGATTTGCAGAATATCGTGCAGAAGTCTCTGTTTTTGGTCAAATCACAGAATTAGTAAAAATTGATGGTGGTAAGTTTTTCACCCAAGAAAATGTAAGAGTTTCTGTAATTCCTGATGCTAATGCTAATTCAGCTACTGCAAGAGCAGAAATTCGTGAGTGGGTTAAAAATAGATATTTTGGAGCATCATTAGATGATAACGGTGGGTTAGTTGTTTCAAGTTTTGATAAAAATAAAAATTACTATGGGGTAGTTTCTAACCCTCGTAGATTAAGATTAAGACTTTCTGACAATATCACTACAACAACTTTGAGTGAATTTCCAGGTATAAAAACACACTCCCCAATTTTGGGTTATGCATATGATGGAAATCCCATTTATGGTCCATACGCATTTTTGAATCCTTTAGATTCTGATTCTGGCGTTGTTAGAATGGAAAGTGGATACGTATTAAAATTTACAAGAACAGATGGTCCGGTTGATGCTCCATATGATATGGGAACTTTTGTTGATGACTATGAATGGATTCCTACTGTAGATACTGGAAAAACACGTCTTGATGTTAATAATGGTAGATTTTGTGTAACACCAGAATTCCCACTTGGAGTTTATGCATACTTCTTAACCATCGATGATGTTGGAACTCCAGTATTTCCATATATCATGGGAGAAAATTATTATTCATTACCAGTTAAATCTAATTACGAGTCTGATGTCACTCAAAAATCTTTACCAAGATCTGTACAAAGATTGTTTGTTGAAGGAACACAGAAAAATGGTAAGTCTGAAATTGCTGTAATTGATGCAGTTTCTACAGGTTCTGTATCTTCTGTTATTGTAGAAGATTCTCAATCAAATTATGAGGTTGGATCTAAAATTTATGTTGATAACTCCAGAACTGATGGTTTTGGTGCTTCAGGTGTTGTGTCATCAACTTTTGGTAAAAATGTTCTTTCTTTGGAATCTAAAGATACAAAAGCCACTCGTTTATTTTCAACGCAACCTTTTTATTCATTTGCTGGTGATATCATCACGCAACCTTCTACCGGTGCTCAAGGAGAACTTATTAGAAATGCAATTGAAGAACAAGATTTTGTTCTTCGTGCAGTAACAGGAACGTTTGAATCTGGAAGCACTATTGAATCTACAACAATAGTGTTAAATTTATTATTATCTAAAAATAGTACATATACTAAAGATTCTACTTTAGATCTGGTTTTATTCAAAGACCCCACTACAGTAATAGCAAGTGGAACTATTTTGACGGGCACTTCAGGTCAAAATTCAGTTCGTATCAAAGTTAATAGTGGAAATTTTTCAGATTACTTAAATTATGACGATGGAGAGACTATTTTAAAGAGTAGTGATTTATCAAATACTCCTGGGGCAACTATTATAGTAAGCAACAATTTAAGTTCAAATATTTTAATTAATACTGTTGATGAAAATATTGCTATCCTCGAAACTGATAGTGAGCATAATTTTGCTGAAGGTGATGATATTGACATCATTATTGACCCAGATGACAATCTAACAGAAACTGTATATTATGTTTCTAAAAAGAAATATCAAGAAGTAAATTTGATTCCATTAAGATTTAATGGCAACTTGAATGATACTGGTATTGGATCATCCAACATGGTTGGTCTCGGTAGAGATTATGTAGGTGGAGAATATCAAGATGTAGAATTAGTATTCAGTGATTATACAAATGTCAGAGATGGTGTTGGTGATATTGGAGATGCTGGAAATGCAAAAGCAACTGTAACAGTTGGTAATGATAATTTTGATGGCAGTGGTCAGGTACAATCTATTGTTATTACTGAAGGTGGATCTGGGTATAATACGGATGATGTTTTAACTATTAACCCAAATGATATTCTAAAAATAGATCCCTCTATATTTGATACCGACGTTGATGCAACGATGGTTCAACTTAATGCAGATATCATTGAGCAATATGAGCAATATTATTTTGTAGTTGATGCTGCAGATTATGCATCTGTTTTAACATTCCTTGGTCAACCTGGAGATATCTTTACGGACAATAAGAATATTGAGTATATTTTTATCGAAGCAGACGAAGAAAACAATAGATTCCGTTACCTCATAACAGTTCCCGACCAATATTTAACAGATTCCGATACTATTGATGGAACTGCGATTGTCTTAACAGAAGCAGAATACCCAGATGGAACACCATATCCACAGTTTAGGTTTAATGTTAATGGTGAGGAAAACCCCGATTATAATCTTCGTGTGGGATCTACCTTCACAATCCAGCCACTTCCTGGACATGCTATTTACATTGTTTCTGATTACAGAACTACTATTCTGGAAGATGGTGTAGCTCTTGACATAGAAGAGTATACTGAAGCATCTGGTGTAACCTACAATGGTTCTACTACTGATACAATTTCATTTACTCCGATTGCTCCTGGTACATATTACTATATTTGTATAACTCACCCAGAAGCGGTTGGAACTCTTACAGTTTACCCATCACCAAGTACGGCAATTCCATTGGTATCTGTCAACGCTGTTGGTTTGGGCGATCAAAGAACTGAAGTAGTTTTAGATAGAGTATTCTCACTATCTCTTGGAGATACTTTATCTGTGGGTAGTGAAATTGTACGTGTTATTTCTATTGACAAAATTACCAGAAGAGTAGGATTAGAGAGAGGTGTGAATGGCACTACTGCTGTCAATCATCTTGCTAATTCCAAGATAACTTCATACGAACCAAAGTATAGGTTTACTCCCGGAACTCAAATATTTGGTACTGATGTAAATGATCCTTATGTGGTTTCTTATGACGAAGAAACTCATAAATTGATTGTTAATTATGGATATGACGCGACTAATCCAAGAGAAATTACTACAGTGTCTTCGTTCGCTGACCACGGCACTCCAGAAAAAATTTCTTCTCTTTCTAACGTAGGAAATTTAGTTGATAGACTACAATTTTCTTTAGATAATATAAGTTTCTTAACCAATCCTATTGTTGATATTCAAAAATATTATTTTTACAAGTTTGACACAAGTCATCCATCAATGCTTTCTTCATATCTTGATATTTCTACAAGTTCAAACTTTAATGTATTCACCGAAGAAAAAGAAGTTGGATTATCAGAACCAGGAAATCCAGGATCGTTTGTCAGGATCAGATTAGGTTATGGAGCTAATATTGGTAATGTTAAACGTCAAGAAGTAAACTTTACCACTTACTATTATTTCTTAACTAGTTCTACTACAGATACTGGGGGTTCATTCTTAAGAATCAAAAATGATCCCTTGGCTGGAAGAAAAACGGTTGTATATACCACTGATAAAAAACTTGTTTATAATTTGTCTGATGTTCCACAATATGATGGAACTGGAGACATTAGATACACAGGAAAGTCTATTGGAAAAATTGCTTCTATTAAATTAGATAATTTAGGAAATAATTATATTTCATTGCCTGTAGTCAAAGGTGTTGTTCCTGCCGAAGGATTTAAAGCGAATATAGAAGCAATCAGAGATTCTTCTAAAAATAATATTAGTGAGTTATCTATTGTATATTCTGGAAAAGAGTATTCAAAACCAGATGTGATTATTACTGGAGACGGTACTGGTTTGGAAATTGAATTAATAGTTGATGGTGGTAGAATATCTGCTGCTAAAATTTTAAATCCAGGGTCAGGGTATCTTTCTACACCTATATTAGATATTATCGAGACAGATAATAAGTTATTCTTTACTTCTTCAGATATTGGTGTTCCTCAAAGTGCGAGGTTTATTAACAACGGAGCATTCTATTTTGATGATGATTCTATTATTTCATCTTATGAAACTCCACAAGTTCTTCTTTTGAGGAACTTTGATCTGGACTCTTTTGGACAAGGAGAAAGAATTGAGCAAAAAATTAATGGAGTTTTAGTTGCTTCCGGTAGGGTTTCTAAAAATGGATGGAGAAAAGGATCCAATATTATGAGACTGGTGGAAGTTAATGGAGTTTTCAGAGAAAATTATAATATTGCTGGAGTATCTAAAGGAAGAACTGCAGTTGTAGATTCTATTGTCAGAACTTCATTCAATCCAACTATTGAAACTTTAACAAGAACACTTGGAAAATACCAATCTGATAGAGGTAAATCGAGTTCTATAAACCAGAGAATTACTGACTCATTCTTCTATCAAGATTATTCTTATGTAGTTAGAAGTAGGACTCCTATTAGAGATTGGAGAAATGCAGTTAAAGATACTACTCACCCAGCAGGATTTAAAATGTTTGGTGAATTGTATCTTGAATCTGAAGGAAAAGCGAGGATGCGACCAGATCAACCTGTATCGCAAAAGCTTACAACCTATTTGATTCTACCCACAACGGCAGTTTCTTCTTTTGTCACCAGAAGAAATATTACGACTTCTGTAGTGAAAGTAGAAGATTCGAGAATTGTGAGAGGAAGGGGGTCAGTAGCTATAGATTCTTTTGACGAAACTCTGACCAGAGTTAGAGAAGTTAAGTTATCTCCCGAGTTTGATGGTAGATACGATCCTTCTACTGGATTAAAAATTGGACGTAGAACATTTACTATTATTGATGCTGCAACTAAAACTGCATTTGCTCCATACAACAATCAGTCACTTATGGTCATGATTGATGGTATAGCGCAGAATCCAGGTTATTCTTATAACATTAGCGGCAATCAAATTACTTTCTACGAAGCTCCATTAGGAAAAAGACAACAAAATGTTGACGGAAGTATTGTCGAAGTTCCTGCACAATCACATTATATTAGATCGTTTGAATTTAGGGATGATTCAAACAATAGTAAGTATCTTAAAAAGTTGAAAGATATTTCCGAGAGATTTGATGGCAGAACCAGAATTTTTGATTTATTTTATAAAGATGGATCTATTGTAAAAACAGATCCGAATGAAAATCTTTTGATTTATTTGAATGCTGTGTTACAGCAAGGTTCTTATGAAATCAGAAGATTCAACTCTGCAGCAAAGACTGATCAGATTGTATTCTCCAAAGCTCCAAAAAATTATAAGGACTTATATGAAGGTGGTGTTCCCAAGCAATTGGATAATTATGAATACTTCTTTGGATATAGTGTAGGTTCTTTTGAGAGATTAACAATCAATGAAAATCTAATCCCATTTAATACCAAATCAAATTTCTATCAAATTCTTGATAAAGATGGAAGAATCAAAAACTTTGATACCCCTTTGTATGCCTATGTTTTTGTTGACGGCATATTGCAAAGAGGAGGTGGAATTTCATATAGAGTAAATGGTCCTTCTATTACATTTACGAATCCTTTGGGATATGCAGAGCAATTTGATGGATCATACATTACTAGTAAAGTTGATATTCTATATTTCTACGGAAAAGATTATAATCCTACTATAACTGCATTTGATTTTGAGGATGATACTTACTTCAATAAAGTAGAGACTACTTTAACTGGAAACCGTGATGCATTTAATCTTTGGTATAAGAAAAACACGTCTTATAAAACTGTAGCATATCAAATTATCAATGGAGTTCAGAGTGTATGGGGTGAAATATCTGACATTGGTTCTTCTAATAATGATGATTGGATTATGTATCTACGATCTCAAAACGTAAATGCGGTTAATGATGAACCTGTTTACTTCACCAGAAAAGATCCTGCTGGTGGTCAAGATACTATTTCTTTAACATTTGATTCTTTTACCTTTGAATACCTAACTTCATCTATTACAAATGAGAGAATCTTAAACCGTGTTGAATCTAACTATGTTCCATTTAAATTTTCATCAGATTTAGCAGACAATGTTGATTACAGAGGATACATCATTAGAGAGCATCCTTCCTTAAGAGTTGGTGACAAAATCCAGATTGATGGCGAATCTGACATGAGGGAGATCTTTAGTGTTCCTCTATTTGCTAAACCAAAAGAATATCGTGATGGAGGACAGGTATCCAACTCTTACTATGCAACTATTAATGTTGGTGCATATAATAAAGATACACTTGGCGAAGGTCTTGCTGTTACTGCTAATCTATCAAATGGTGTAGTTAGTAGTTTAAATTGGAATAAAAGAGATTTACAAAGATATTTTGATTCTGGAATTCTACTTAACCCAACAGCATATCAATACTATAGTCCACCAACGTTAAACTTTTTACCCACTGAAAATTTTGGCGGGGGAGCTAAAG